AGTTACTTCAATCGCATAGTGGCGCATTGGAAGGCAAGGGACAGGCCATCCTTTCACGCTATGAAGAAAATCACCAAGCAAGACATCAAGGTGTATGTATACGCACGTGGCCCTAACAAGAACATTTGGAAGTGGGTGAGCATAACTGGTTGTAAAGCGCGTACCATAACCATCAGAGTGGCTGAGTGGTTGCGTTTTAGGTGGGCTGGTCCGGGCAGTTATAAGGCACGCACTACCCGGTCTGGCGGGTATAAGGGACCAGGCGTAGCGCATGGGCCGTTGGTGAGAATGAAAATGGTGGATTGGCCTGGCTTTGACCCACGCAACTTTGAGGCGCACATAGCTAGATGGTACAGGAAGAAATTCTACAAGATTATGGAGAATGCGTTCAAGCGTGGCATACGTCAGGCAAAGGCCAGGGCGAAGCAATGACAATCATCAGGACTTATTCTATGTGGAGGTGTAATTATGTTCGTACATCGTGGTTGGGGTAACATATTCTTCCAGGAAGATCCAACGGAAGAGTACTTCTATTTGACAAGCACGGGTGTGGGCGATGTAGCCACGCCAGGACGACCCAGAACAGCAGTGTTCGATCCGGACACGCGCCACTCTGGGGAGTTTGTACGCAGTGAGTTCATCCGTGGAGAACCGGGTGATATTACTGCTCCATTCACGCGTCCGCTGGACACTGTCAACAACTACTTGCAGGAGTTGCAGTGCGCAGTGAACGCTCGCATCAACCACGCTTGCCGTGGTGACCGCACTATTCCATTCAACTATGAGATCGCGCAGATCCTGCTGGATGGTGAGTTCGAGACAAGCGCAACTGGACAGCCAGTGGTGGCACAGCCAGGTGAGGATGACCGTGTCATGACGAACGGTGATCTCAAGGCATTGGCTTGGACATATCTGTACCTGCTGTTCGGAGTGGCTCAGGATGTGACCGGTACCACGCCCATCTATGACATCGCTTTCGTGCCGCCAGAGTGTGGTGACCGTTGTGGCCCTCGCATCAACCTTGGCTGCTTGGGGTACGCCAGCGGTGGTACGCTTGGGTACCTTCTAGGAAACAACATGTTCTTCACGGATGACTGCGGCGCAAACTGGGCCAACACGGCTGCTGACCCATTCCTGGGAAGTAAGGCTGCTGGAGCGCTTCTCATTGCAGAGACATCGACAGGACATCGTATCATCGTGTGTGGTGGGACAGAGGCTGGAGTGCCAGCTGAAATCAGCTACAGCGACGATGGTGGGGTGACTTGGAATGACGTGATAGTAGGAGCAGTCAATGGACAAGCGCTCAATGCCATCTGCCGGGATATGCTGGGGCGCATCTGGGTGGCGGGTACGGGTGGGCAAGTCTACATGTCCACCAACCTTGGAGTGACTTGGACGCTGATGGTAACCACCGACACTGCAGAAGATCTGAATGGTATCGTAGCCGTTGGATCCAACCTGATCTTTGCGGTAGGTGATGCGAATGACTTCAACTACACTCCAGATGGTGGCACTACGTGGGATGTGATGGTTGGGCCTGCTGCTGGTCAAAGCCTGATGAGCATTGACGCAAACCGCTACAACTACCTGTTCGTGTCAACGGATGACGGTGAGTTGTGGCGTACCATCAACTACGGCGAAGACTGGGTACAGATCTTGGATATGGGTGGTGGCGAGATTCCTCGTGTGCGCTTCGAGGACAACATGAAGTACTTCGGTGGGTTGGTGTACAATACTGCAGCGGGTGTGGGTACGATGTATCGTTCAGAGGATGGTGGTGTGACCTGGTACGCTTGGGACACGCCAGTCAACACAGGGTTGGAATCCCTGTTCCTGTGTGATCCAAACATGATCTACATTTGTGGCGATGATGCAGGAGCGGATGGTTATATCGCCAAGTTCGTTCGTGCGGAGACATAGGCTGAATGACAATCACTCTCTACGTCAAAGTCAAGGGTGGTCCCGGCAGTGGTAACTACGGTCACTCAGGCAGACCTGGCATGGTGGGTGGTAGTGGTGGAACTACTGGTGGAACTATCGCCAATCTGAATACTGCCACGCGCCAGGAGTTGGAGAGTGCAGGATACGTGGCAGTATTCAGAGGAGTAGGTCCACGAGGTGCGCGGGAAATACGTCCTAGCGAGACTGGACAGCTTGGCTCTGGAGTGTACTTCTATGATGATGCATTACAGGCCAAGTCATACGCACAGCCTGGTGGTGGTATAGTTACTGGCTTTGTTCACGAGGATGACGTAAGCATAACGGATGTGCCAGGAGATATGTTTGCACTGCCTCATAGGGTTGTAGTGTTGCGAGATGCGTCTAAGTTCATCAGACGAGGGAATGTGCCTACAGATGCCACCAGGTTCCGTTCTTGGAAGAAGGATGAGGTGGCTGAGTTTAACGCTATTGTCGAAAGGGCATTGGAGGCTGAGTAATGCCAGAACTGAGAACGGTGCAGTTGGCCGGTGATTGGGAGGTACGGGTAACACCTGTGCCTCCCCACGCCAGCTTCAAATGGGTCAAGGCCCACGTAAAATATCCAGACAAACCGCCCAAGCCTATGGTGGAAATGCGGTCACCATTGCTGCCGCCAGATGCTCCAGCGGAGAGCGCTCCAGCGCTTCCTGATACGCCTGAATGGGATGCCTGGATGCTGGAGTTGCAGAATTGGCAGGAGCAATGCGATAAGGTGCGTGAGGCCAAGGCTGACGAGGAGATGGAATTCAGCCTTGACTATGCTGTAATGGATTGGCGCAAGAGTGGTACAGAGGATCCATGGCAGTCAGAACCTGCGGCTGATTGGGAACCGCGCTCTGCCTTGGAGCGCCACGGTGTAGATGTTGGGGACAATCGTCGCCTAGCATTCATCCACTATGAGTTGTTGGCGCAACCGGAAAACTATGATCTGATAGTCTATGCTGCCTTTCCTAAAGGAGAGGCTGACATGTCTCCAATAACGGAGGAGGAGGTAAATGCCGCATTAGGCAACTTTCGAACTGGAAGTGGAGTATCCAGAGAGTCCCGGAATATGGGAACCACTCCAGAAGCCGCCAGACCAAAAGGACAAGCCGCACATCAGAATGTCTCTATTCGCCAAGGAGATGCTACTGGCAGACGCAAAGCAAATCTCGCCAGACGATTGGTATTCCTTGTCTCGGGGAAGTAGGGTGGTTATGTTGGCAGTAGAACGCGCCAGACGTCAACTGAATTACTTGCGGGAGCAAACGAAAGAATGACAATCACTCTCCTCGTACGCGTCAAAGGTGGTCCTGGCAGTGGTAACTACGGTCATAGAGGACGTCCTGGCATGGTGGGTGGTAGTGGTGGCGGTGCTAGTATTGTTGTATCGCATATCGTGGATGTCAATTTAGGAGTACTGTCCGATAATGAATATGAGGCCACGCAAGCTGCTCGCAAATTGATTGGTGATATGAGGGCCATTGCGCGCCAAGGTGGGTATGAGGATGAGTACGTCCATTGGAGTGGCAGTTGGGTAGGGGACGAGATGTTCAAATTCAACAGACCTGCATGGATGCATAAGCCTGATTACGTTCCTAATGGTGTGGATAGTGCTACATTTCGTCATACAACATTGAGACAATATTACACTCATGAAAGTGGCGGTGGAAATAAATTACCCATTAAGTGGTTCAAGAAGGCATTATCTGGCGAATTAGGTATAAAACACCGACATGCGGCAAATCTTATACAATCAGTAAGTTCCGAAGTATATAGAAGAAAATATGGTGAATCTGGATTATTGTATCGCACAGGCGAGATGCAAGCTACATTCTCGGCATCAGAATCTAAGCCTTTGGCGTCCCGTACAGGAAAGTTCTATGGCTCAGAAGCGGATGTGCATACTGTCAAGATCAGACCATCAGATGTGCTGTTTAGTTACAGAGTAATTCCATCACCGTATCCAGAAAGAGAGTGGGTTGTGGGTGTGAAGGAGCAATGATAATTGCCTGATCCAGCAGAGCGTATGGGTGTTGAGGCATATTTTGGTGTTGTGGACTTCCTTCGCAACGCAGCCAAATATAATGCCACGCTTGACACGCTAGAAAAGAAAACCAGCCAATACGGATCCAGTGTTAGCAAATCCACTGCTGGCGCTGACAGTGCTTGGGGCGTGTATGGACGCACTACTGACCAGGTTGTCGATGATTTGCGCAAATCACTCAATGAGGGTGAGCAAGAAGTCAGGGACTTTGGCGATGAAAATCGCAAGACTGCGCAGAATGCGGCCACTTCTTGGCAGCAATTCACCAGTTCTACGATCGGACAGGTGGCAAAACTGAAGGCTAGTTTGGATGCTGGACGCTATATGTTCCAAGCCTTTATGAAGCCATTCCAGCAGTTCATAGCATTAGGAACTGAAGGTGCTGGGATGTTGCGGATGGAGCGCAACTTGCGCCGTATGACCGGTTCGCAAGAAGCGTACAATGAAGCCATAATGGAAATGCGAGATGCCACCAGAGGTACTATTAAGGATGCAGAACTCATCTCATCTGCATTCAAGATCATGAACCTTGGCTTGGCTGATACGGCAGAGCAGGCTGCCAAAGTTGCGCGCAACGTTACTTTATTAGGTAGAGCATCTGGCCAAGTTCCATCCCCAGAAGCAGCCATGCAGGTGTTCTCTTTGATGATGTCCAACCAATCCAAGATGCGCTTGGATGCTTTCGCTTTGTCCATCGGTGAGGTGGATGCCAGGATTGAAAATCTCAAGAAGACGATGGGCGTCAGTCAGGAAGAGGCTTTCCGCTTGGCAGTCTATGAGTTGATGGATGAGAAGGTTGAGTCTATGGGCCTGTCCGTAGAGGATGCGGCCACTATGGCCTCACGTATGAATGCGCAGTTTGGTAATGTGGCCGACTCAATCAAAACGATGATAGTGCCTGAGTTCGAGTCCTTCATGACCATCCTGTCTGGATTTGCATCCAAGATAGTTGAAAATACCAGCGGCATCGAGAAGTGGTACCGCATGTTTGTAGGTGCTGCGCGTGGGATGGTGTACCAACTGGGTGATGTGGCTATGGCTTTTGTGCTGGCTGGGCGTGCGTCAGTGGCGTTCTTCAAAGGTGACATTGATGGAGCAAAGGAAGCGGCTGGCGCTTTGGGTGACCTTGTCAAGAAGGTTATGACATTGGGCGCAGTCACGGACTCAATGCAGTATGAGATGAGCCGCATGTACGATGATATGGCCACCTCAGCAGAGGATTCAATCCAGAAGCAAGCGGATGCTATGAAGCAAGCAGCGGCAGAGGCTGGAGCAGCGGTGGCGGAGATTCGTACAGAGTGGGATGCCAAGTTGACCGCAGCCCATGACGCTGCCGAGAAGCGCATAGCAGACATAACCATCAAAGAGACGGAGAAGGCTATAGATGCAGTTATAGCTGCGCAACGGCGCAGGGAAGATGCTGCCAGGGATTCGGCCAAGCGCATTGAGCAGATTGAGATGCAGTACGCTCAATCAGTGGCCAAGGCTATGGACACGTACACAATGGCAATCGCCAGCGCGGTACGCCAGCGCAATGCCAGGCTGCTGCAAATTGAGGAAGACTTCCAGCGCAAGAAACGTGACATCCAAGAACGCTATGAGATGGAGGAGTGGGAAGCCATTGCCTCTAGGGATGCCACAGCGCTCTTGAAGGCGCGCAGAACGCGTGACAAGGCTTTGCGCGATGCTGAGGAAGCGAAGAATGTGCAAGAAGCGCAGGCCAATACGCAATATGCTGAGCAGGAAAGATCTGCCCGGGAGGCACTGGCGCGTCAGGAGCAAGCAGCCAGGGAAAGTTATGACGAGCAGAAGGCTGCCTTGCAGGAGAGTTTGGCCGAGAAAGAGGAAGCCCAAAGGCTATCTCAAGAGCGCCAGGCAGAGGATGCCAAGCGTGCTCGCGAGCGCGAGATGGGGCGTATACGTCAGGATCAAGGGCAGCAAATAGCTGAATTGTATATACACTACAATGATGAGTTGTCAGCATCACAACAGCACCACAATGAGATGTTAATCGAGTTACAAAGGTATCTCCAAGAATATGCGGCGCAGTTGTCGTACTATGGTCATGTAGGCAGTGGGATGCCAGGCACGATGGGATTCGCCAAGGGTGGCTCATTCATAGCCTCATCCCCCACGCGCATAATGGTTGGCGAGGGTGGCAAGCCTGAGTTGGTGATAGTGCAACCTTTGGATGCTGGTGGTGTGCCAACTGAATCGACCGTCAACCATAAAGTGACCGGGCAAGTGGATGCACAAGTCAATGCTATCATACAACAAGGTATGGAAGGATTCGAAGGCAGATTACAGGCAGCCATGACGCAGGCTTTGGACGAGGTGTTCAGATAATGGCAAACATAACTATTGATACAGAACCTCCAGTCACGATGCAGCCAGATTCTATATCTTGGCAGCCACCTCGCAAACTTGGCAATGATGGCGAGAGTTCGCCAGTGCTTGGGCCAGTGTGGCGTTGCTCATTAGGCTTCTCAGTTCTGACTTGG